CCTCAGTTCCTTCTGCCGGTGCGCCCGTTGTTCCTTGACCGCGCAGTCGTGATATTTCGAAAGGACCGGACGTAAGAGATTACCGTACATTCCGTCCCCGAAGTTTGACTCGAGGACAACCTCCGTGACCTTCTCCCTGGCCGCAATCCTCGACAGGTTCACCAGAACATTCTCGTCATAACCTCCGTGGAATCCACCGGCATCGGTGACATAAAGTGTCCCGTGAAGATGCTTGATAACCACGTAAGCCGTCTGGTCCCAACCGCGACCGGCTGGGTCAACGAACATTATCGACCCCTCATATGATGCCCAATGGTCTTTATCCCACCAAAGAGGCGCATGGAACCTGTCGCCGGTAAATCCGATGTTCTTGAGATCCTTTATGACCTGTTGGTCTCCGGACCCATATTGGATACCGATAGGCGCACGTTCGGGATTCGTGTTCATCACAATGAGATCCGCAAGTCTCAGCGGGTATTTCTCGAGATCCGACAGGGTCGTATCAAGCATGAACTGGAGCATGAATCCGGATAACCCATAAGATGCCTGTCGTTCCAAAAGCTCCTTGTCGTTAAACCTGTCCGGGTCTACCGGTTCCCAGAAGCGGTTCTGGTCAAACATGAACTGAACGGTCGGTGAAAGGTTCCCACCGTATCCTTCGATCTTCTCCTCGTTCGGAACTCGGGCAGGCCATATGGATGTCTCGTAACCCTTCTCTTGGATCTTTCGGTATACCGTCTCTTCCGACTGTGGTGTCCCAAGGAACGTAATTTGACTCTCCTGGTCCGGCGTAAGGATCGCTTCGAACTCCGTGACTGCGGCCTCAAGTTTCTCCCTGAGATCCTGTGTCGCTGAGTTCGTCGGAACCTCGATATCGTCGGCCACAATGTCTGTCGCTCGACTCCCGGTCATCTGTCCGAATACTCCGATGGACTTTACCGATGGAGCATGTGCCGGACGGGTAGGACCGACATCCCATGATATCTTCGAATCCCTTTGGCCTTTTCCGGGTTTCAAATGGTACAAGATGGGGACCGTCGAAATTAGACGGTGACAGAAGGTAGAGAAGTCGTCCGCTCGTTGCTTCGATGCTGAGACGACCATGAATTTCCGTTGTGGATCTTTGAGCAGTCGCCAGAGAACGTAAGCCGATGTAATCCACGACTTACCGACTCCCCGGTAACCTTGAATGATTTTCCTCCGTGGACCGTGTTGGAGATAATAAGCAATCTCGTTTTGTATCGGTGTCGGCGGAGGCAAGTTGAGATAACTCCAGACAATCCTTAAGAAGACTCGAAAGTCCGCAAGGATTGCCTGAAGGTACTTCTCTCGTTTATCCTGTTGTGTCATTCAGTTGATTTTTGAGTTCCTCGTTCTTCTTCTTGAGTTCGTCGTTGTCAAGCTTGTACTGCTCAAGGATCTGCTCGTACAACAGCATCTGGACTTCTTTTTCACCAAGCTTTGCCCTGAGTTTTTCAATCGAAATGTTTCCGTTACTCATTGTGTTACCCTCCTGTACATTTTAATTGTTTGCATACCAAAGTTGTACATCGAAACCGGGACACTTGGTATCACCAACATCCCGGTGTCCGATGACTCTTTCGATTCCGTACTTCCGTACCAACGACATCACTATCTGCTCCAGGGTTGCCCATTGGTGTCTGGTGAAATCCGGGCCGGTCCCGGCGATGGATATGCCTATCGAATCCTCGTTGTGTCCATACGCATGTGCGCCAGGTTCATCGATATCACGTCCTCGCTCGATTCTTCCGTCTCTCCGGATGTGTCTGTGGTATCCCACGTCTCGCCATCCGTTGTCTTTAACGTGCCAACCCCGGATCTCATCAATGGTCACCTCTCGGTCATTCGGTGTTGCCGTATGGTGGATAATGATTCGGCTGAGTTTTCTCATCAGAATGTCACTTCTATAAGCTTATAGTTTTGTCTCCAAGGTCGTGTGAATGTTCGATCCTCATGCATTAACCTATCGACTTCATTTTCAAAAACACCTACCTCAATCGTGTTTCCACCTCCATGTCTCATTCCCATGAAACCAACGTGATGAAGCGGGTATTCTCCATCATCATACATGTATTCTCCGGGAACCCTTCTCACGTAATGGTTATAAGGCATAAGTATAAAAAAGTTTGAATCGTAATCCTGAACATTATGTTCGTTCGGAGGACTATCATAATCATCCCAGTTAATCGATCCTGAGTATGTATTGATTATCTTCAGGTATTTTTCACCACTTGAGAATACGACCTCGTTGTCGTTATTCCGGACCACAAGACCATGACCGGGAAGGTCGTGTTCCTTGATTTCCCGGAAAACACAATAGTGAACATCTGGTTCTTTAACTGCATCTTCAGGATGTTCCAAAAGGAAGTAGGCAGACATATGATCCATATAAACATGACCGTTTGCCAAGTAATTAGAACGTGGCCTTACGGCAACAATCGGAGCTTTTCCTTCATAATGTTCAAAATAAACCTGTCTGTATTTTTCGTCTTCACGGATGTTAACATGGTCATACTCATGGAGTTTGTAATTGAGATAGGTACTATCGATCTGTATTTTTTGGTCTTTATTTCGGACAATTAAGCCATGCATATTTACTCCCAAACGAATACATGTATTTGTGAATCCCCTGAGAACGGGAAGGGAGTATCTTCATCGTCTTCGTCTCGACCTCTCCATTCCCAGTAGATTGTATTTCCGTCACGATAGACATAGTGAGCCATAACGAATTTATCTTCGATAAGACCTATTGATATTTCAAAAGTCTCTCGACCATCTATAGTATCTCCTAACCAAACACTTCCGTCTTCATAGGCTTTAGCGATGGTTGAGTAAACAATACGAGACACTAAGTCATCCGGACCCATCACGACCGCACCATGTTCATCATAAATTTTAATACCGTAAGACATTAGTCGATTTTCCCCATTTCAACTCGGACGTTTCCGTCCTCATCCTCGACATAAATCGTGTCACCATCGAGGTATGTTTTCCCATCGTCGGATACAACTTTGATGAACTCGGTGTTTATCTTGCCACCGACAAACAAAGATGCTCCATCGACTTCGGTTTCGGATACGTCAGCACCGGAAAGAACCAAATGTTTCGCAACAATCGAATCAGTTTCAATAAACTCGGTATTAAGATAACCACCGACAATTACCGTCTTACCATCGATAATCGCATCGAGTTTCTTTTCCTGAAGATCCGCTATTACTTGAGTATTTTCAGTAACATCAGCGTTATCTTCCGGTTTGTTGTCACCTTTCACCTCGTCCCACAACTGATTGATATTGAGGATAGCTTCAGGATCTCCGATATGACCGACAGTAATCGCATCGGTTGCAATGGCGTTCGAGTAGATCGATCCATCGACCACAAGTTCTCCATTGACCCCGACCGTGGATACACCATCAACTTCCCCGACAACGAAAGGAACCTTGTCATCATCCGAATCGTCCGGGTTTATTACGGCAAACCTGTCGGCAACCACGAGGAATTCGGACCTCGCTCCATCTTTAAGAATTTCCCAAACGTCCTCATCCGTTCCCGGTTCGACTCCTTGGTTTTCTTCTTTGGCCCGATAGACATCCTCTTGATGATAAACGTAACTGTCTTTCTCATACGTTTTATCTTCGTCCCATTGTTCGTGTAACATAAGACCAATACCGACCACATGGCCGTTATTATCAAGTTTGACGGTAAATTCGTCGGCCATGAGTGAGAGTTCAGCGGAAAGTTCGTCAACTTCTTCATCAATTGTATCCACTTCGGACTGATACGCTTTCAAGACGATTTCATCAGCATTTTGAGAAATTTCTGTTTCTGCCGTTGTAACTCGATCTTCAACCGTGTTAAATTCAGTCTGTTCGACCTTAGAAGCGATTTCATCCGCATGGATTGTCAGGGTCGCCTCGTTGTTTGTCACACGGTCCTCTACCGTATCCAGTTCGGACTTTTCTGCTTTCAGCGCAATTTCGTCTGCGTGTTGGGTAATGGTTGTTTCCGCTTCTGTTACCCGGTCTTCAAGCCCGTCAAACGTGGTTTGTGTTACTCGTGTTGCGATTTCATCGTCTAAAACGGTGATATCACTTTCCGTTTGTGTTACCCGGTCATCAAGTCCGTCCAGAGCAATCTCAGCATCATCCAAACGAGCTTCTGCATTGTCTAAATCCTTTTCCGCATCCTCAATCATCTGCTCATGGTCATCGATTTTATTAATAGGAGTCCGGAGTTCCTGTGCCAATTGAGATTCGGTAAGACCGTCAGTCAATCGGTCCTTGATGTATCCGGTCGTAACCTTCACATCGACCTCTTCCGACACGATGCTCGACAGTTTTGCTTCAGACCAATCGATATCGTCCCGAAGACTTTGGTCTACAGCTTCCTGAAGGAGGAACATCGTCTGTCTTGAGTCGATATTAAGGTCATCGGACTGGAGCATTGACCCGTCCTTGTAATCTACCACCCGGTTCCATAAGTCCGAATCCCGGTAAATAAGGACATCATCGTCTTCGGTGGGAACAACCGGGAGTTCAACGGTCGAACCATCGATCCAGTAGACAGGCACGAGGGCATTGCTCACTCGTACTTTAACGTGTTCCCGGTAGATGTATGGAAAGGGGACCGTATATTTTACGGTCTCCCCATCTCCGGTATACCTAACGAAACTTTGTGACATTATTTATCCCTCCGGGTGTTTGGGCCAAGTAACATCTTTAGGAAAACCTTCCTGTTCCGGTATATCCCGTAAGGCTTGTCGGTATTGCTTGTATTTCGTTTGAATGTCTGAAGGCACATCCGGCAACTGGCTCCAATCCGTGTCCCGTATCAACTGATCCCGCTCTGCCCGGACCATTGCGGCCAGTTCTTCCTCAGTAGGCGGCGGCGGCGGGACGAAGTCGGCTATGGGACCGAAATCCCCGGCAGTTGCCTGTTGGTGGATCTGACGACCATGCTCTTCACAATCGTCAGGATCTGCTGTGAACGGTATCCACCCGTGTTCCGGGTGGTTGATCTCGCAGTCGATTGTGCCAAACTCATTGTATTTCAAGTTTCTGATTTCCATTATGATATCCTTACAAAAAGTGTGTGAATATAGTCAATATCTGTATTGAAT